AATTCGGTTCGCCTGGCGTGTAGAACTCGAGTATCAATTGATCAAATTCTAGGTTTGCATAAATCCAATCAGCCAATTCAGCATTGTCAGTTCCCATACATTCGAAGTCTGCCGCCTCAGCTTTTGCATGTTGGCTGTTGACTGAGCTACCGATCTTTAGGCACAGCTGTTCGCTACGGAACCCGCTAGTTACTTTTACTCTGCCGAAGTGGTCACGTACTGGCTGTAAAATATTTTCACAAAGTGCTTTTAGTTTTTCTATCTGACCTGAGTTAGGATTGTTATTAATATCCAATCTGACAGCAGTGTCTGATTTAATTAATTCTTGAAGCGTAAAGTTTCGTGAAAGTTCCATAATTTTATTATGCAAGGTCTGTAAGTAATACTATTAAGACGGCTCCCATGCCGCCAACTATCCAATACTCTAATCTTTTAATACGTTCTTGCATTTCTTTTATTTGTTCAAACGTTTGCTTTTGCATTATTCTGCAAAGCTTTTCATGAGATTCTATTTTTTGTAATGCTGATTTTTTTGCCATATTATCCTCTACCAAATAGTAAATCTAATTTCTGTTGGGTTGTCAAGCTGTTATAATTACTTCCTTGTACCTGTGCTGACACAGCTTCTGCATTAATGTTAGGTAAGTTAAGTGTTGTAGGACCTAGTGGTGTGTCTTGCATGATAGGTTGTAATGGATTTGCAAACACAGGGAACTCTGATAAAGTTAAACTTAAATCAGCCATTCTTCCTTCTAATTCTGATATTACATCAGCTGCAGTATCAAAAGGATTTGCTATTCCTATTTTTGCAGCATTTTGTTCGAAAGCATCTCTTACTTCTTTTGAAATTCTGTAAGGTCTAAATACATTTTCATCAATAGCACTAACTTCAACATTAGAAATTCTATCTAATGATCCATAAAAACCTTCTTCAGAAATATTTAATAATCTTGCAGCATCCATGTCACCTTTTAAAGTTTTCTTTACATCAAACAATGCACGGTTAGCATTTATATATGCGTCTACAATTTCTGTTGGTTCAATAGGTCCACCTCTTAGAGCAACTCTAGTAAACAATGATCTTGAATCCCTTACACCTTTTTGATAGTCAGCGACTTTAAAATTCATAGCTCGATCAGGATTTACATTGACTGCTCTGAAACCGAATAGTCCACCAAACTCATCACCGAACTCAAACTCTTGCCCGTATTTATCAAACTTACCTTTAGTAATTACGTCAACAGATTCTATAGATTGATCTAATCTTTTTAATTGATCTAATGAAAAAGGCATTTGTGCTTTTACTAAGTGTGCAAATATTTTACTGTTACGATCGCCAAATGTATCTTGCTCACTATATACTTGAGCTCCATCTCTAGTTCTGCCACCTCTTGCAATAATATCTAATGCAGCTTCAGTCCAAATAGATTCTGATATAAACGGTTGACCAAATTCTGATGTAGCTGTGAATAGACCTCTTGCAAAGTCATCCATAATACCGTTTTCATCGGTTCTACCATCTTGAACAGCATTAACTACTGATTGTAGCGGTCTAATTAATGTGTCGTATGCATTAGCATGACTAAAATCTATGTATTTAAAGCTGCCATCTTCTTGCTTTATAGGTAGTAGAGTCGAGTTTTTAGACCATTGGGCTGCAAACCTTCGGATTGCCTCTCTTTCCTCGTCTGTGACGTCGTATAGGGCCTGGAATGCTGCTGTTGTAGCCATAGGTATAGCCGCAACTGTAGTCGTAAAACCAAATAATCTAGTATATCCTATGGCTTCCATTGGTTTAACAACTGTGCCATCAGCTAAAGTTACAGTCTCGTTTATTTCTCTTAACGCACGTCTTACAATATTTGTACCTGTTCTAGCAATCTCTGCTGGAAATGATACGAAGTTACCAATAGGTAGTTTTCTTAAACCTTGTACAAAGTCAGATACATAATCGTAGTTAGGTATATTGTTTCTTACAATGTCAGCTGCCTCTTCTTTTAAAAATTGTTCATCTAATCTTACGTCAACACCGTTACGTTTAAAATACTGTCCTCTGACTACACCAATCTTTTCATATGCTTTTTCTAATCTAGATTTTTCTACAGCCCAAGAATATATTTTCCAAAAGTCATCTTCAGCTGTATACAGATCTTGTGATACAGATTTTAATTTTGATAACGGCTTTAATAGCAGTCTCATACCTTTGTCAGATGTCATAGTCTCACCAAAGTTTACGTCTTGTAGCAGTCTAGATAGATCCCCTAGTCTTACGTTAGAGTTTACAACACCAAGTTCTAACAACTCTTGATATAAATCGTTTTGTTGTCTTGTACCTTTAAGCGGTGTTTGTAATGCTTGATACGCTTGTTTGATTGCACTTAAATCTGTTGCTGGTAATATACCATTTGCTGCAGCAAAAGCTCCAGCACTTACAAAGTTACGTAAATGTGTTACTGGTGATAGAATTGTTTTAGCAATTTGTGATGTAGCTTTAGGATACAATACTAAACTTTCATATAGTCTACCAAGTATACCAGGACTCTGTGTATTCAAGGATGTTTTCTCTAAAGCTTCTGCTACACCTTTTCTAGCAAACATAGGCTTTGCAACATCCCCAAAAGGATTACTTGCACCTGATGCAATGTTTACGTTTAAAGTTTGCGCAGGGTCGATGACTGCAATTCTTTGAAAGTCATCACCAAAAAAAGCTCTTGCTTCTGCTTCTGATCTAGCAAACATAGGTTGTGCTACTGATCGTTTGTCAGTTGCATTTCTCCACACCTCTGCTACTTCATCATTCTTTTTTATAAGATCATCGTAAAATAAATTACGTCTTGTAATTAAAGATAGTTTGGCCATGCCACCTATCATTGTCTGCATAGGATTTTTTTGTTTACCAAACAAATCATCAAATACTTTTCTATCAGCCTCTTGCGCTACATCTCTAATAGATATTCTAGCAACTCCACCTCTCTTGACTGCATCATCTAACGCTGTTCTATTTACAAAAAAGTCAGGTATATTAAATAATGCATCAGAAGGTTTATCCATTCTTAAACCTTTAGGTAAACCAGAAGTTTTTAATACATTGTTTACTATTTGCTCTGCTTCTAAGTCTGAGATATCTTTACCAGCTTCTCTTGCACTAGCTTTAAATAAATCTTTTGCATTTTCAATTGCTTGTGCTGCAGGTTTGTATCTCATCCATGGTAGAATACTTTTGTCTTGAAAGATGTCGTATGTAGAACCAAGATAGTTTTTAAACTTACCACCAAATAATTGTTTAAATGTTTGTATATCTGCAGCGTCTAATGATCCACCAAGTTTAGAAAACAACTCAGACCATTTGCTTCTCATAACAGACAGACCACCAAGAATAGATTTTTCTAATTCTTCGGCAGCTTGTGCATTAGGTGCAAACTTTCTAATACCATCTATAACTCTTTGTTTAGCTGCTGCATCTATTTCTCCAAAAGCTGCAACACCATCATCACCAAGTCTTGCTTCACCAGATAATAATGCATCGTTTACGTCACCTAAAAATTTTGCTCTTTCTTTTGCATTTTGTTTATTAAATACAGTACGCATGGGTGGGAATAGTTTGTCGACATCTACATCAAGCTCTCTTGATAAATTTCTTGCAACGTTTGCGTCAGCTGCCTGCGCTCCAATAGATTGTCTTTGTATGTCAAAAAATTCTTGTGTCTTACCACTACGTGCTCTAAATTTAGATGCAACTGTATCAATCCATCTGTCTAATTCTGAGTTAGCTGTGTCTAATCCCTTGTTCCTGTTTGTTATTTTTTTAATAACTTGACCTGTGCCACTTAGAATACCTGTAAATAATGCACCCTCTGTACCAAATTTAATTCTGTTTAGTATTTCTCTTGTTGCATCTGGATCAGTTTGACTTCTATCTATTGCTGTAGGTCCACCTAGCAGATCACCAAACGTACCAATAGCTTCTGCATCACCTACGAACACACCTTCCGCTACACCACCACCTAATGCACCAGCAACAAACTGTCTACCTTTACCTTTAGCAGTAAGTTCTAACGCCTCATCAGCTGCACCAACTAGACTTTTATTTCCTAATTTTACATACTTATTATTTTTAGCTGCAAGCATAGAAGCTTTTGCCAAACCTGATGCACTTTTAAATGCGATACCACCAGGGATACCAATGTTAACCAATGCTTCTGTAATTTTACCAGCAGCTGATGCTTCTGCTTTTTCATCAAATTCTGTAAGATCATCAAACCATTTTTCTACAGCAGCAGCTTTGCCACTGTTAACTCCTAAGTCCATAAGACTCGCACCCAGTGAAAAGAAACCTTTTGGTATAGCAATAAGACCTGAAGCTACGCCTGATAACATAGACTCTATTGTACCTACACTATTATTTTTTTCTGCTGTGTTAAAGTAAGATGAATAATCAAAGTTTGAGGCCATGTGTTACCTCTTAATATTTGTTACTTGACCTTCTGTGATAGTAACTAAAACATCACCTACAGTGTAATCACCATCTGGTAAATTTTTACCTTTAATAACTTCTTGTGTTGCAGAGATAATTATATCTTGTTCTGATATTTCCCCGGAACCTTTAGCTGCTTCCATTACGTCTGTTAGTTGTGTTTTTGTAAGTAAGTTTCCTTTAAAGTTTTTTGATGCAACAGATGCTGCAGCGTCAATTGCTGACTGACCAGATAAATTTTTAGATGCTGCTATCTTAGCTTCTGCAAAACCTGTTTCTAAATCTTTATCTATCTTCTGCATTTGTTTCAATCTGTATTCGTTTAAGATTTTATTAGCTGGATCAGACGCTTTAATATCTTTTTCAATTTCACCTTTAAGTATTAGTGTGTCGATAGCATCTTTAGTTTGAGCTGGTTTGTCAAATGCTTTACTAGTTGATTGTATAATTTGATTAATTAATTTACCTGATTTAATATCACCTTTAAAATCTCCAGACTCATTGATAGCTTGGCTGGCTGCAATCAAAGAATCATATGCAGCTTGTTTATTCATACCTTTAATGTCCATGATGTCTCTGTATTTGTCAATTTTACTTTGACGAAGTTCTTTAGGAGACATTTCTGAACCTCCACCTGTAACTTTATTTTGACCTGTATCTGTTAATAATTTATCTAGACCGCCTGGAGGTGGTGGACCTTCCAATTCTTCTTCTGGTTTAGGTGTTCCATCTGGATAAAAATAATATGCAGCAGAAACTATTGTTAAAGGATCTTTTGCAACTTTCCAAATTCCTTTACCTACTTTTTGTGTGAGTCCTGCAGCTTTTGCAGATGTTGCTCCTTTATATAGACCTTTAAGTGCTGAACCTGTCATAGTTCCTTCCAAGTAACTACCAAAACCAGTAGGAGCTAAAGCTGTTTCTGTTACAGGTGCTCCTCCTGTTGCTCCTCCTGTTACAGTTGTCGGAGTTTTTGTAAATTTAACACCTTGATAAGAACCTGATGAAGCTATTCTAGGTGGTTTTTTCATTTGCGAAGCAACTAATTTACCTGGAGTAACTACTCCAGTTGGACCTTGAAATGCTGTTGGTTTAGCAAATAAATTTCTAATAGCTCGAGCGCCTCTCATTGCAATAGGTGCTAATCTTGCAATCCCTGCACCTGCTGCCACAAGTGGTGGTATAAATACTGCATGATGCTCTCTTCCATTTGTTTTAGGATATCTTTGATCACCAACTAAACCTGTTCCTGTAGGACCACCATTCTTTTTTGGTTCCCTGATCCCCGACATAACACCCTCTTTAATAGGGCCGCCGTATCTAAACATTGGTCTATTTAATGGTCTCATAATTAATTACCTAAATATTTTTCCGTACAAACCAGCAAGACCTGTAGCCGTGCCTAGCGCTGTTTGGAATGGATTAGCTGCTCTTGGGTCTTGATATTGTTGTCCTGATACACCACCCATTAAACCAGTTAATGTATTACCGTATTGTGAAAGTCTTCCGTAAGGTTCGTACGCCGCAGTCTGTGCTGCTTGTTGATCAGCAGATAATTGAGCTTGACCTAGACCTTGTCTCATTGCACCAAGAGAACCTAGTGCAGAAACATCTTGACCCATTCCAGTTCTACCAAAATCAGATAAACCAAATTGTTGATTCATTTGATTTCCGTACGCACCAGCCAATCCTTGTTGTGCGTTTGCAATAGATCCCTGGTTCATAAAATTTTGTTGTGCTAATTGATTTGCTTGACCAAATCCTTGTTGTAACATTGAAGCTTGTAGTGCTGATCTATCTGCTAATGAGTCAGCTTGATATTGACCAAGCATTGCACCTTCTCTACCACCACCAAAGTTACCAGAAGCAACAGCTTGATCTTTTATAGCTTGTTCTCCACCTAATCTTTGTTTATCAAATTCTGATAACGTTGCGTCAATAACTTGTGATTGATATGGAGACATAAAAGGTTGGTAAGCTTGTGGTCCAGTTAATGCACCTAGTCCACCAATTGTTGCTGCTGATTGTCCCAGAGCCCCGGCCCCTGCTGTCTGTGCAGTTTGTGCTGCAGCTAAAAAAGGTTGGTATGATCCAACACCTTGTTGCGCAAGATTAATTGCTTGTGTTTGTAAAGGGTCTTCACCGGCTACAAAACCACGTCCCGTAAATTGCGATGTATCTATGGGTGCGGAGTAGGTAGCTTTTGCCTGTTCAGCATAATCTTTTACTGCTGGTTCTAAAAAATCTGATACTGCCATTATACTATCCTCGATTGTAACATTTGTTGTTGATCATACATTGCTTGTGCGCCTTCTAAACCTTGTGACTCTTCAGAAATCTCACCGCCCTGTTCTAAATTATTCATTAAATTTTCCATAACTTCAGCGCCTTTATCTATATCGCCGCCTCCTGCATTTCTAACAGCATCTGCTGTAAATACAAACTCATTTTTAGATAGTCTAGCAGGTACATCGTCAGCTCTTTCTTTGCCACCCATCTCTACAAAACCACCTGTATTTCTATAATCTTTTTCCATGCCACCCATGTCAATCATTTCAGAAGCTTCTGCTTCCATGATTCCACCTTCTTGTTTACCAACTCTAATTTCTTCGCCACCACTAGGATAGTCAAATTGATTTGTGCCAGGTTCTTTCCCGTACCCTGGTACTTGAGTCATTAACCCACCATTAGCTGCCATCATAACCGGTTGTGGTTGTTCCATATCCGCACCTTCTGGTTGTTGTGATGCCTGCATTACTGCTTTAACAAATTGTTCAAAAGATAAATTACCACCTTTGTTTTTGTACTTAACATATTCCATCATTAACATTTGTTCTGCTTGTGCATCTCCTGCACCGCCGCCCATGTTTAACATAGCACGACCACCGTCAGCTGCGTAAAAATTTTGCATTACATATTTTTTCTGTGGCATAAAATCTAAACCAACACCCTTAGTTCCTGTTTGACTGTAATAATCTTTTGCTCTTTGTGTTTGTAAAGCAGGATCCATAGTTTCTACTTCTTCTACTTCTTCGTCACCACCCATAAAAAATGGAGCTGCAATAGCTGTAGCACCCAGGCCACCGGCTAAAAGTCTACCCATGCTAAAATCATTTTCTTTTTTTCCACCTTGTCTAAACATGTTTCCAACATTACCTAGAAAACCTGTTTTACTTTTTAGTCCAGAAAGTAAATTACCTCCTGTTCCTCTTAAAAAACCTGCACCAAATTTACCACCTGAGAATGGACCTAAACCTCCGGCATACATACCAAGACCGCCAAGTATAGCCATCTTACCTAAAGGACTTTTAGTAATTTTCTTTACAGCACGACCAGCTTTCTTTACAAGTTTACCTAAAAAATAACCTTGTCTAGGATCTTGTAAGGAACCTATTCCTGATTGTATTTGTTGGGGTTCTTGCATTCTAGATATTGCCATAAATTTACCTTAATTCCTATGTTTACTTGGTTTTTGACAACAAATCAAGAGGTGGCATGATAACTTTTACGTCCTGTGCCATGTCTTCATTTTTAAAACCCTTGCTTTCCCAGTCTTTTCTTTCCTTAAAAAGTTCACCTGTTTGCTTGTGTCTGTAAACAGTTTCTACTTTAGCCTGTTTTATTTCCATTAGTCTAATCTCTCCTTTTGAATGTTTAAATAACTAATAGCAATATCAAAAGAATCTGCGGTGCTAGAAGTTATTTTTAAGGCCGTATTGCCTTCTACTATTAACGGCTGTGTTAATAATTCTTGTGTTACATTAGCTGTTAAAGCTGCTGTTTTAATAGTTGTAATATTATTATTTGCTATAGTCACTGTTGGTGTGCCTGCAGAAGTAACTTTAATAGATTTAATAATATATGTTTCGTTTATCAATGGGTTCTGTGTTGCAACCCCTGCTACAAGAGTAGTTCCAAACATAGTTTGTGCATCTGTAGACGTAACATTATCTACTCCAAAAAATTTATATATGTTTGATACAGTCATTATTCTAAAAAGAAACTTTTAGCTTCTATCTCCTGTTTAATTTCCTCTTGAAAAGAAGTATTTAATTTTGTTATTACTGAATCTAAATCTCTAACTAAAGATTGTAGATTTTCTTGACTATATTCCGGTCTAGCCTTTGTTAATGAATTTACAATTTTAGCCATTAGCTACCGCTGTATATTCCTAGACCATCACTAGAAGTAAAGGCATCAGTATTTACAATACCATCTGCCATATTTATATTTGGATAGCTTGGTTGAAAAGTTATTGGATCTCTTTGTGGTCTATTAGAACCATCGTCGTACTCTAAATAATCATACATACTTCTGTAAGGACCTTCTACTACACCTGGAGTCATTCTATTGTCTAATGGTCTAACAAAATTTTTAGTTATTGGTACCTTGCTTGTTTTATTACTCTCTGGTGTAGTTGTAGTTGATAACATTAATTCATTATCAAGATCATTATAATATTCTGGATTCTCACTAACTAAACCACGCATATCATATGTAGGTTCGTCATATTTTTTTCCTAAACCAAACGCTTGGCCCAAACCTCTTATAGCATTTCCAATAAATCCACCGCTTCTAATCAGACCCATAATGCCTCCACCTCTTGTTGCTCCAAAAGCTTCAGGGTTATACTGTCTAGCTAATCTTAATTCTTCAGGAGAGACAGTATTTCTACTATCAAAAAAACCTGGGTTAACTCTTTGTCCACCACCTGATGCAATAAAAGCACTTCTATAATCTTGTACGTCTTGAGCTGATGCTCCTTCAGCTAATGTATCAGATGTGTTTCGACCTGATTCAGCAGCACTAGTTGCTGCACCAGACATACCAACATCTCTGCCATTTTCTATAGAACCGTAACCATTTAAACTCATGATACCTGATGGTCCTTTGTTAGCACCACCTTTTAATGAACCATGTAAATCTTTTTTAACAAGTAAATCTTTTTCTGCTTTTGTAATATATGCTAATTCTGTTTCAGGATGGTTTGGGCTAGACTTCCATTTTAAAGGAGCCATAACTTCTTTTTGTTTTCCTAAATAATTTTTTACACCACCTTGTACTTCGTACTTCATTATCTTCTACCTCCCGGATGTATGTCTAATCTAAATGTGCCTAGCTTCCAATTTTCTCCACTAGTTGTGTTTGCTACTTGTAATTCTATTTCTCTTGCTCTTACTCTTACATCTTTTTTTGTAGTCGAAGATGTACATGTAAAATTATTTGTAACAGGTGTGCTGTTTGGATAAATTCTTGTTTTAAAATTAACAGCAGTTGTTCCTGTTTGTTCAATAAAATCTGGTATAAATCTACTAATTCTCATAATGAACTCACCGTCTCCTCTTAAATCTGGCATACCTACAGTTTGACCAGTGTTGTTTCTACGTTGGGTAATGTCAAAAGCACCTGAAGTTATAGTTCCTATAACTGCGGTTATTACTCCTCCAGCATCGACTTGATCAGTTCCTGTTTCGTGTTCATAGTATATAGTAGTTCCGTCAGTATTTCCAGTAACATCAAACGAGTCATTATCACTAGTCGTATAATATGTTGCATGAGGCAGAGGAAATACAGCTGAGTCTTGCCAAGCAGTTCTAGCTAGTGTGCCAACGGTCCATATAGGTCTTTTAGAAGATGAATCTAAATAATTATATGTAACCACTTTATTGACTACGTTAGATCCAGAGCTACAATAAAACCAATTAACCTCTCCAAATAAATTGTTTAATCCACAGTTAATTAGATCTCTAGCTGTAGTGTTGAGGCCTGGTCCACCTTCTGTAGTGTAGACATGGTCTTCTACCAAACAAGGCAAAGATTGTAATTGACCATCGTATGTAAAGAACCCGTTTTCTGACATCCAATAAGCCTTACCGTCTACTTCAATACAGGCGTTTTTACCAATTAGTCCACAGTTAGTGCCTACCTGTTGAAAAGAAAAAGTAAATGGAGCACCTACAAACTGCATTAAAAACAATGCTGTATCGGTCCAAACATAAATAGCGTCTCTACCTTTTATAGCTCCCATGATTCTTGATCCATCGGCTAGTCTTTGTGTACCTGCAGTATTGTTTGCAGTTACGGTATAAGAATCTGTTTGATCAATATTCTCTTGATCAGAAAATCTGATGAACATATCATCTTGTGTAGTGTCATCACCAACAGTTGTTTCTGTTCCAAAAAATACTAGATGTCTGTCTGGAGTAGATACTAATACGTGTCTAGATCTTGTAGGTGCATTAGGTATAAGAGTTGCTCTATTGTTTGTTGCATTTGATGGACCTGCGTCCCATTCAAAACAAGGGCCATTGTAAATAAGTGCAATTAATTTAGTACCAAAGTTATCTAAAACCCATAGACCTGGAGAGATAGTAAAATCTGCACCAGATGCATCTCCCCACGCAACAAAGTCAGAAATATTTGTAACAGTTGCCCCACCACTGTGCGCTGCTTTTGTTGTGCCGTTTACTTCTCTAGCCCCTCCGCTTAAAGTATTTGTACCTGTGTTGTTAGCTGTGTAACTAATGTCTTCTGATCCAATTCTTATTTCTCCAGAAGAGGGAAAGGCAGCAGAACTAGTTAAAGGAATGTCAGTTACTGTGTCATTAATAGTTGAAGCTAATGTTGTGGTTGCAGGACCATTAGCTTGACCACCATAATTTGCAGTCCCCCATCCGAAACCACCTAATTGTTGAGATGGACCGACGTTATAATAACAAAGAACAGAGGCTGACCCAGCGTTTGTTAGGGGAGTTCCTGCCTCTGCGGTATCCATAGTAATTGTAAATGTGGTTGCACTTGGAACTGATGACACCATAAATTTTTGATCTTCAAAAGTAGCATTTGTAAAAGTAGAACCAGATAAACCAGTTACGCTATCAAATAAAACAATGTCGTCTTCCAATAATCCATGAGCCCCGGTGCATGTTACAGTTACAGTGACCGAAGAAGCAGTAGTAGTAAAATCCGAACCTGTTAAAGTTGCTCGTATAGGATGTATATCGTAGTAAGTTCCGCCTGAAAAAGCGTATAAAATTTTATTAGTTCCAATAGCTGAGTATTTAACAGAGTCATTATTCTCCCAATGATGTATTGCTCTTGCAGCACCTGTTAATTTATCCGTGCCTAACTGGCTCCACCCACCTATTTTTTCAGGTGTGCCATATCTAAAACGTACATTATCACCATCAAACCATTGCCCTTCGGCTCCTGTTTCTGTGACTTGTTTGTTAAATCCTGGTGCAAATCCTAATTTTTGTAGCATAATTCTACTCTACTTTATCAATTATTAAATTCCAAGATAAATTATCTAGCAATTCATCTAGGTTAAAATCTCTCTTATCCATAGATTTAACGTACTCATTTAACTCTTCAGTATCAAATATAATCCATTGACTGATTGTTTCAAACACCATCTTATCAGATTTTGATTTAAAGTAACCTGTTTTTTCAGCTCTATTATCGACCTCTTTTAAGGGTCGAATATCAAATTTAAAAGTCTGGTTTCCGTTTTTTAATCTACCCTCTACGTCCCAAATTTCTTTTTTCCGTTGTTCTGGAGTTGCTAAAACAGAGTCCGATAAATAGTTTATAAAATTTTTCAAGGCGTTAGGTCTTCAATAAAATCTATAGCAAGAGATATTCTAGGCTTTTTACATGGTTTTACTACATGTGATAGTTTTGAATCAAATAAAATTATTAATCCTTCTTCTTCTTTTACATTTAAAAAACCAGGGTTTAAATCAAAATACAAGGGATTTGATTCGTCAGTCTGTATAAAAATAATAGAACTAATCTGTTCAGGTTCATGGTGGTGTAGGTTAGCATGTTGACCTACCTCGTAATAATTAGCCCACCAACAAGACGCTTTAAATTTAATTTTTGTAGATTGTAAAAGTTTTTTAGATATTTTGTTTTTAAGAAAATCAAAAAAAATATAATCTGGATTAAACCCAGACGTTAAAGCTTTAACATTATTTAAATCTTTTTTCCAATTTTGTTTAGATAATAATATTTCTTTTTTAATGTCATTAATTAATTCTTTAGAAATACTTAAAGAAGTTAAAAACATTACTTTTTAAACCAAGAAGGTAACCCTAAATGTGGACGTTTATCAAACATGTTTTGTTCAGCTCCCGGTGTTTTAGAATTATTATAATGTAAAAAAACTTGAACACATTCATCTCCATTAAATTTTTTTCTCCAATGTTCTAATTCACAACCAGAGTAAACTAACATATCACCTGGATTTAAATCTACTTTAACACCCTTCATACCTTTCTTACCTGAGGGTTCTAAATATATAGGCCACGCATCTCCACCTAAATTCATAGTAGTAGATATCTCACAACTAAATCTATCCTTGTGTCTTTTAAGTTCATCACCTTTTTTATAAATTCTTGCATAAGTGTAAGCTGGGTATAATTTTAAACCCGTGGCTTTTTCCATTTGTGGTTGACATTTTAACAATAAAGTTTCCATAGCAATATTAGCATAATGAGAATATGTATTAGGTATTTGACCATTTACAGGATCTTCATACTCTCCGATAATAGTTTCAAATGGTGAAAAATATTTAAATTTTCGGCAAGTATCATATACTTGTTTTTGTATACTAAAGTAATTTGCAATAAAAGTTGCAAGATCATTTGATATAGCTTTTTTAATTACTGTATATTTATTTTTTTTAAAAGACATTTCCACTCACTATTAATCTATTATTATTTTTATTTGGACGAACTTCGTGTGGTAAAAAACCAGGAAATATTAAAAGTGTTCCAGGAATAAATTTAAATGATATTGATTGATTTGTATTTATATAAGGAAAACCTACATCATAGAATACAGTAGGTGATGATTTTTCATTACCTTCTATAAACCATACAAATGATTTTTCATCACTGTCATGTACATGTAAAGAATGATAACTATTTTTTAAATACTTTTGAACCCAACAATTTTTTAATTTTAAATTATGTTTTTCAAAAATATCTTTTAATTGTTTATTAATAAATTCTTTAAACACTATACTTTCATCTGTATTATCCATTGCTTCGTAATATGAATTTAAATTCATTTCAGGGTTGTGTTTATCCTTTTTCAAAGAAACCTGTTTTATCTTTTTTAAAACATCCTTTTTAATTTCTATATACTCTTCTATTAAATAATAACTAAAAGTATGTCTATACATTTTTTTCTCCTAAAAAACAATTGATTGAATATCTAGTTCCTTTTGTAATAGGTTCTGTACCATGGATCCAAATAGGTTCAGCAGGAAAAAACAAACAGTCTCCTGTTTTAAGGGTTTCTTTTATTTGCCCGTTAAAAAATCTAAACTCACCACCTTCATAATTTTCGTTTAAGTTAATAGTACAAGACCCTCTATAGGTACCACCTACATCAGTGTGGTCTTTAATACACTGACCTTTAGAATATTTTAATATCCTAATGTTTTCTGTGTAACAAATGCTCCTTGCTTCATAAGTAGATAAAACATTTTTTTGAATATATGATTCATATTGCCTAACAACCTCACCTATTATATCTGCTGCTAAAAGAAAAGCATCATTTAGTTCTTTGCTTTTATTACACATTTTAGACAAAGATATACATTTAAAATTATCTTCCTCTCTTTTTTTTGAAATGTATTTATAACTACTTTCTTTCTCACTGAGAGTACTGTTATTTTCATACAATTTTATAAAATTGTCACAAGTTTGTTTATCAACAAATTTATTAATTCTTAATTTAAGATCTTTTATTTTTATATTATTCATTTATCTTGAGTTCAGTTTTGTGGTGAATATCTCCCAAAACACCCTTTACGAAAGTATTAAAAGATAAACTAATTCTTAAATCTTCTGTTTGTTTTACCGGCACAGAATGAGATAGTGAAGAAGGAAATAAAATAATATCTCCAGTATTAACAGGTAATGACCAAAGTTCAGAGTTAAATTCGTTGTATTCTTTTCTGTTAAAACTTAAATTATTGTACCTTTGCGAATGAAAGTTTATCTCATCTTTAGATGCTTTGATATATATAACACCAGAAACAATAGAGTTTGAATGAGTGTGTTGATGATGGTATTGATTTTTTTCTGTTAAATTTAACCAGGATTGAGTTATGTGGGGGGTAACATTATCGCTTGGTTGTACTATCTTATCAAAATAATCTTTTAAAATAACATGCAATTCATTTTTTAATTTACTTAATATTTTATTTTCTAAGATATAAGAGTCTAAACTCATAATGTTTCCGGTATTATCTCGTAAATTTTTAAAGCTATCCTCAAAGAAAAGTTTTTCTTTTTTGTTAAATTCCCTATTTAAATTTGATCTATATACTGGTGTTGGAAACAAACCTATGATTTCAATTTTTTTATTATCCATTACGTTCTATGTTTAGCCATCCTGTAACAATGTATTTTTCTTCTGTTGGTGAAACTATACCTGCATGTGGGTGAGTAAAATCTGCAGGCCATATTAAAAGATTTCCTTTAATAGCTTTAAAAACTTTATTCTGTAGAGGAAATCTTGTCCCTCCTTGATCCTTTATTGTATTTAAATAAAGCATATATACTAATTGTCTACGGCAATCTGTATAGGATCTTTCATAGTGAATATTTGTAAACCCAACATTAGTTGAATAATGTTGAATCTTATTTTGAAACTGTGTTTTAAGACTATTTGTAATGTTATATTTTCTTGAATAGCTAACTACACACTCAGATAAATATTTAAAAAATTGAATTATAATTGGGTGTCTTGATTCGTTAAAAAACAAAAGATCTATTGTATTATTTATATCTTTTCTAAAACCTTTATGCTCATTATGTGTTCTATAATATTCAAGTAAATCATCACAATGTTCTAGAGGTATCTTATATTTTTCTATAAAATTGTTTTTCATTAAAAGTAATTTATATTTATAGATATTCTTTGTTTGTGGTTTGTGCAATTTGTAGCATAATGTTCAACACTACTGTTAAATAAAACCATTCTGTTTTGCACGCAATCAACTTTATCTTTACCAATTTTAGTGTAACCGTTTGTTGTATTGATGTAATACAAAGCAACATTGCAATCATACGGCTGATCTTTGTGGTAATCACCTTTTATTATTTTAGAATCAAGAGTTTTTAAAATAGCCATAACTCTAATCAAGCTTTTAACTTTTAATTTAGTTATTAATGGTTTTATTAAATCAAAATTATTTGATGTTATATATCCACCATCATCCTCTTTATAAAAACTATGTGCTAAATGAAATATATTTTTTCTATTTAAATATGCTATAGAATTATTTTGAAAATACCAAGGAAAGGTATCTGATTCTAAAACTTTTTTTAAAGGAAGATATTCATCATCAGTTAAAAAATTATCTATAATTTTGTACATTAAGTACCTTTCGCCATCTCCTTTGGTATCGCTTGTATATTCCAATGTATAAACCTAAAAGGCTCTAAGCCTAAATCTACAGAAAACTCATGTTCCATATAACCTGGAAATATCATTAGAGTTCCTGGTTTAGGTTTAAAGTTTACTATGTCTGCGCCAGGCCACACCGTCCCTTCTTCAGGTTTCATTTTTAATTTAGTAGCTCTTGCTCCCGTTCTAGGTTCATGCATAATTGGATGAGAAGTCTTTTCACTACATTTTAAAAAATAAAATCCAGAAACATGTTGATTCCAATGTACATGCGCTGAATGGTGACCACCACCTTTTTTAGCAAACTCTTGTACCCACAATTCTGAAAAAAAAGTTTGATAGTGAGACATATCAAAACCTTGTGCATCTAGAAACTGCCAAGACTTTTCACCAATATATTTTTTAAAATCTAAAAACTTAGTGTCTCCTATTAAATTTGGTGAATGAAAACTTCTACCAAAATCACCATGTTTTTTTATATATTCTTTTTGAAATTTTTTCGCATCTTTTATATATTTATCAGAAGCTTTATTTAAAGACGTTAGAAACTCAGGTTTATAATCAAACCAAAGTGTTGTTGAAAAATAATTACTAGCTTGCATATTAAAAATAATTTATATTAAGGCTTAGTCTCGCCCATTGGTTAGAACAATCAGTACTTTTGTGCCAGTAGCTTGAATCAAAAATTAACATCCTATTTGCAACACTTTCAATCTTTGTACCATCTTTAAATTTAGTATAACCATCATTTGTATTTATATAAAATACTGCTGTCTTGTTTTTAAATTGATAATCTATGTGCCACCCATGTTCAGATACTTTATCCTTACCTGGAAACAAATTTGTTCTAAGTCTTAACAAAGCTTTAACCCCTAATTTTTTTAATAAAGGTTCAAATTTACCAAAATGAGGAGAATGAATTTTATGATCTATAAATAAAGTATGTGTCTGATAATAAAGGTTACCAAGTTTTTCACCTTTATTTGTTATTTCTCTACAAACAAACCAACCAAAATCGTTAGCTTCATACAAATCAACAAGTTCATTGAAATAAGATTGTTCTAAAAAATTATCAATTACTTTATATTTATTTTTCATATTATTTAAATGGGTATCCTAAATGCCATAATACAAGACTATATCTTGTGCCTGACGTTACCGGTTTAACTCTATGCCATGTGTTGGATGGAAAAATTATTATAGATCCTTTAGGTAAAATTTCTTTTGCCTGAACTACATGTTTAGATTCATCTCTTAAAGAGGGATCATAGTTTCTAAAATCAAATTCTAACTCTCCCCCTTCATACTCTGACCCATCTGTTAGTTGACAGGTCATAGATAATTTTCTTACTTTTCCATTTTCAGGTCCCTCTTTTTCATAAGGTTTATCCCAGCTATCGCAATGCCAATCATAATACTGATTTAATTTATATTTTGTAAACTGACACGATTCAGAAAAATCCCAACTGTAGTTCCAACCAGCATTTTTGTTAGCTGCCCTAACATATGGATGCACTTCTTTATAAATCCAATTATCATTTAACCAAACAACATTACAGTTTCTAGTATTTTTCATAAACCTTAATTGTTCTTTGGTTAATTTTTTATCATCAAAACCACCTGTTCTTGCTATTTCTTCTTTTTGAGATAAACCTAATCGAATAACTTCATCACAAAACCTCGGTGTTAATACTGATTTGAAATACCAAAATTTAGCAGGGGCAGTATCCATTTTATATGCCTTCGTACGTAATTGTTTGTACAAAATTTAATAACTTTTTTTGATGATTAATAACTATATATTTATTGGTAGATGGAAAAATAATGTATTTATTTTTTTTTAACTCGATAGTCCAATCCCTACCTTTTCTTCTGTTATCTTCATAGTAAAATTTAACATAACAATCCTTAGTGTGGACACCATAAAGCATTGTGAAATCAGGTGAGTTTCTTAAATCAACTGGATCAACATCACAGATTGGTTCTGAAGTTTGGTTGGGATAATAAATACCACCTTTAGATTCTTTATTTATTAAATTAATTTTATGTTTTAAAAAAAAGAACTCTCTAATATAATTATTTAATTTTTCCCATTCTTTAGAATAAGAAAACTCATCTCTAAAAAAAACATATTTAAATATGTCTTCGCATAATTTATATGAATTTATTTCAAAGCCTTGTGGCATTTTTAAATCACCGTAGTATAAGGCTAACTCGCTTAAAACTTTTTTATCCATTTCTGGAACAATTTATAATCTATTGTGTATTAAGGTCAAGTAATTCCCACTCTTGAGGTACTTCTCTCCATTGATAATACCAAGCATGGGTTTGAGCATCATTCTGACTTTGTTGTTCTGCAGTTAATTCCGGTGCATCACCTATTGGTGATTGCCATCTTGCTTCACTTACATTTTTTACATATGAATCATATATTTTTGGTGCTAAAAAAATTTCATTTTCTGAATCCCAAGTATATCCTATTTGTGGGTAATTACCCCTAAAGGCTTTTGATTGATCTGCAGAAGGTTCTAAAGTATCGGGATTACGATGTTTTCCTTCAAAGGTATTGTATGAACATTTAATCCACAAATGTGCAGGCCAACTAAAATGTGTTTGTAAAAAATTTTGTCCAATAGATTCAACTTCTTCACCTTCTTCATTTGTAGTATCTGGATCATTTACTACCATAACTTGTAGTACTTCGTTTTCCTCTGATATTTTTGCAAAATGTGCCATATTGTTTTAACTCGCTTGAAATTTATATCTTAAAACTACAATACCAGAGCCTCCCCCAAAATTATTTCCAGGATTGCCTCTACCGCCTCCGCCACCTTGTCCTCTATTTGAAGGGCCACTATTTCTACTTGGAGCAAAACTAGCCCCTCCACCTGCAGAGTAACAAGTTGGAGAACCTGAAACTGATGAAGTGGTAGCTGGACCACCATTACTAGCATTACCGCAAGATGCTGAGCCACCGGCCCCTCCACCTGCTGCTCCTCCATAAGAAGAATAAGGTTGTCTACCAGAACCTGGGTTACCTTGTGGTGGACTAACTGGAGGTGTATTGCCTGATCCTGCAGCAGATTTTGAGGAATTAAGAGCTCCTCCTCCAGATCCCCCAGGTGAACCTGGGTTTGTTGGTGATTCATGAGAACATGCAGCACCTGATCCTCCTCCAGTAGATGTAATTGGTCCAAATGAAGATGGACTTCCTCCACCTCCTACACCTACAGGATATGGTCCTGTAGAAGAAATTGGTATTGTAGATCC